TACTAATAATACAGAAACTACTTTTGTAAATAATTTAGATGAATTTATTGTTAATACTGAAGATAGAATACAAAAACTTGTATCTCTTCCAGTTTTTAGAAAAAATGTTACAGGTACTTTAACATCTGGCAATCAATATTTATCAACACCTACAGATTTTTTATCAGCACATTCATTATCTGTAGATAATAGTGGTTATGAATATTTATTATTTAAAGATGTAGCTTTTATTAGAGAAGCATATCCTAATAGTTCTACAACAGGTGTGCCAAAATATTATGCTAGATTTGATGAAGATAGTTTTATTGTAGCACCTACACCTAATGCAAATTTTACTGCAGAATTACATTATGAATATACACCAACATCTATTACAACAAGTAGTGATGGAACAAGTTATTTAGGTACAAATGCACCAGATTGTTTATTATATGGTTCTTTAGTTGAAGCATATACTTTTATGAAAGGTGAGCCAGATATTATGGTTAATTATGAAAAAAGATTTCAAGAAGCAATACAAAGATTAAAAGTATTTTCTGAAGGTAAAAATACTAAAGATAACTACAGGACTGGTCCTGTAAGGCAACAGGTAACATAATGTTTAGTGTAGATGTAACAAGTAATGTTGGTGATATATCAGTTAAAACTACTAACAATAAAGGTTTAAGTCCTGAATATTGGACTGAAAGAATTATAGATAGATTAATATCTATTAGTGATAATGCTGACCCTATGGTTAAAGCACAAGCACAAGCATTTAAAGATAGTATGACACAAGTTGTACTTTTATATTTAAAACAGGCTATAGCTAGTGATAGAGCTACTGTAGCAGGATTATTACAAAAACAAGGTCATAAAGATATGGCTGATATTATAAGGAGACTTTAATGGCAATTTCACAAGCAATGTGTACTTCATTTAAAAAAGAATTATTAGAAGGTGTACATAATTTTAAAAATAGTGGTGGTAGTACTTTTCAATTAGCACTATATACAAGTTCTGCATCATTAGGTGCAAGTACAACTGCATATACTACTTCTAATGAAGTTAGTGGTACAGGTTACACAGCTAAAGGTGGTACTTTAACTAGAGTTGACCCATCAACTTCAGGTACAACCGCTTTAACAGATTTTGCAGATTTAACATTTAGTACCGCAACTATAACTGCTAATGGAGCTTTAATATTTAATGATAGTGCATCAGGAGACCCTGCTGTTGCTGTATTAGCATTTGGTGGTGATAAAACTTCTACAGCAGGAGATTTTACTATTCAATTTCCAACAGCAGATGCTTCCA